CAAATCAACCCCCACAATGGCGCGCGCTATTCGAGAGGCCATAGATTCGGCGCTAATCGATGTGCACACCGCGATGGTGTGTTGCGTGCAGAGTTACGATCCGGCTACGCAGCGAGCCGACGTGGTGCCACAGATTAAGCGCCCATTGGAGAGCCTGGATACGGGCGAGATCGAGCACGAGGATCTCCCAGTGCTCCCAAATATTCCGGTAGCATTTCCAAGAGCCGGGAATTTCTTCATGTCATTCCCGATTAAAAAAGGCGACTTTGTTCTTGTGGTTTACAACGAGTACTCTATTGATCAATGGCTCGAAAAGGGGCGCGCAACGGCACCCGGAGACATCGGGCATCTAACCATGACCGGCGGGATCGCGCTACCTCTGGGTCCCTATCCTACGTCGCTGGCGCTAGACACCGCGCACGCGGACGATGCCGTGATTGGCGAGGATGATGGCACTCAGATCCACGTCAAGCCGGGCGGCGCTTGTGAGATTACGAGCGACGGAGGCGATGCAGCCAGCGGAGCCGTAGCAATGGCTAGCCTGGTGCATTCTAGCGTCTCGGACATGCTCCAGGCCGGAGCTGGTGCGGGTGGGCCTGGGGCAGCAAATTTCACGGCCGCAAAGGCGGCATGGGATCTATTGTACATCCCGCCGCTAACCGGCGTGGGTTCAACAAATCTAAAGGCCGACTGATGTATCACATTTGACACGTAGCTACGGAGAGGGTAGGATAAAATCAGCATGGATCTAAAACTAGACGCATCAGGAGATTTGGACATCATCGACGGAGAGTTGAGCCTTACGTCTGGTGCCGATGCGATCGGTCAAGATCTGCGTTGTAGACTTCTATTATTTCTAGGAGAATGGTTTTTAGACCAGCGATTAGGCGTTGACTGGTTTGGCGTGGCATTGGTAAAAGCGCCGAACTTAGCTCGTATAAATCAGATGATCCGAGCGGCGGTAATGCAAACCACCGGCATCAAATCCATACGAGAATTGAAATTCGATTACAGTGCTGCGAATCGGTCGCTGGCGATTGAACTTGATGCGGAGCTTGTTGATCTTACTACGCATACGTTTGTTTTTAGCGAACTATTGCTAACTAATTTTCAAAGGGCAGAACCATGGCCTACGGCTTAACCAGTGACGGATTCATACCAAAGACGCTAGAAGAAATAAAGGCGGCGGTAGAAGCTAAGCAACGCGCGAACATCGACGCAGGGTTGAACCAAGGAGCTCATACGGTTATCGGGCAATTAAATGGAATTTATGCCGAAGAGGTGCGCGAGTTATGGGAGCTAGCAGAAGCTATGTATAATTCCCATAATCCAGATAGCGCGGAAGATGCTTCACTTGATAATATCGCTGCTATTTGTCCAGGGATTATGCGGAATGATGCCGAATACAGCACTGTAGAAGCTATCGTTAATTTGGATGCAGGTACCACACTTCCTTTAGGTAGCGTGGCCAGCGTCTATGGCACCTCGAACGCGCGCTTTGCAACGACAGTGGCCGTAACTAACGGCAACGGAATAGCTTCTGATGTTAGCGTGGTAATGCAAGCTGAATCAACTGGACCATACTACGCCTACACAAACACATTAACAGTTATTGAGACGCCAGTTTCAGGATGGAACTCGGTAACCAATCCGGCAGCGGCTGATGAAGGAGCCAACTCGGAGACGAATACAGAATTACGATTGCGTCGAGAGCAAACAATAAGATTGGCAGGCTCTTGCCACGCCGAGGCGATCAAAGCAGATGTTATTGAAGTGGAAAACGTGATCAATGCTATAGTAATAGAGAATGACACCGATTACGTAAGCAACGGCATGCAACCTCACAGTATTCAGGTTTTCGTATGGGACGGTCCTTTGTTAGAAGCTGACAACAATACCATAGCGACTACAATCTATGAAAGCCGAGCAGCGGGCATCTATACCATGGGTAATACGGTTGAGACTGTCACCGACACCATGGGCTTTGACCACACCATACGTTTCGACCGGGCGACTCAACTACCGCTTTATGTTACGGTAGACATACAGGTCGATGATGATTACGCGGGCAATAACGCTGTAGAAGACTCAATATCAGTAGTAGCTAACGACTACGAGATAGGTGACGATGTTTACGCGTCAAAGATTATTGGCGCGGTTGTAGATGTAGAAGGAATAGTAGATGTGCAAACGGTTAGACTTGGATGGGTACCAAGCCCGAGCGGTACAACCACTCTGGTCGTTCCGTATGGTTCAATAGCGGTTTTACAGTCAGTGATAGTAAACCAGGTTTAATGTTTCATGACGTTCAACGTTACACAAAACAATAGCCACACCGCAGAAGCGAAAGCTTTACTGGTAGAGCAATATAAAGGCAAGCCGAAAATAGAAGCACTGCTAGCGTCGTGGGTTGATGAATTACAAGAAGTAGAAGATGTTTTATTTGATCTATTTGATGCGTTTTTGCTTGATAACGCAGTCGGCGACCAACTAGATTTTATCGGTAAGATGGTTGGTGAACTACGTAAGAATCGAAGCGACGCTGATTACAGACTTTTTATAAAAGCGCGTATCGCAATCAATCGATCGAATGGAAAGCCGGAAGAAATACTGAGTATACTACGTATTGTATCCGATGCTGACGCCAGGTATTTCTTGCGAGAATATCAGATAGCATCGCTAAGATTACGCATTGAAGACGCAGTGGAATCAGTAGCTTTCGCCAACATGATTCATAGCATGGCATCTCAAGCAAAGAGCGCCGCTGTTTCGCTTCAAACGCAGTGGAGCCTACAAACCTTAGCAAATCGGTTTACTCTAAGTTCTACGAATGCATTGGAAACCAGCAGTACTCAAGGGTTAGCAAACGCTAGCCAAACGACCGGCGGACATCTTGATGGGGTAATGAGGTAATATGCTTTACGATCTACCAAACAGTTTACCAGTATGGGCAAATTCCATATCAGCAGCCATCGAAGAGCCGCCACAAGAGATAAAAGAGTCCGGATGGGTAGCAGACGATCGTCCACCGGCTGAATGGCTCAATTGGTGGCAAAACAGTGTGCATTCTTGGGCTGCGTGCCTATATGAGTTATCGACGATGTGGGCTACCAATCTGGTTGACCAAACGCCATCCAATGCAGTTGACTTCGTAGGAGTAGCAACCGATGGTAATCTGATAATATTACTAGAGACCAATCGTTATATACAATATACCTATGATTGCATTAACTACACCAGATTTGATTTGACTGGTAATGACACTGCTCTAACTTCAATAGAGTTCGGAGATGGCAAATGGGCTATAACCACCGCCAAGGTATCAGGTAATTTATACTACTCCACAAACCCAACGGCAAGTTGGACGAAGGTGAGTAAGGGATCGGATCTGAGATTCTATTCTATAAAATATGCAGATGGGTACTGGGTTGTTTCTGCACGAAACGAGGCTGACACAACCGGGTATATTATGTTTGCTACTAGTTTGACGGGAACTTTTGGCGCTACACACGAAACAAGCGATACATTTCGTACCGTATGCCATGGAGGTGGGTATTGGGTAGTATCAGGATATGATGGCGTATTGCTATACAAACTAGGTACTCCGGTTGGAACTTTCACAGAGGTAGCCATTGGTTCCGCAAATATATTTGGGTTAGAATACGGCCTTGTAGATGGAGTGGGAAGATGGATCTGTTCAAATGCGAATAATGGTATTTATACCGCCGACGTACCATCGGGCACATGGACTCAAAGAACAAGTGCGGCGGTTAGCGGGTCTTATTTGCTTGATATAGCTTACGGTTTTGGTTTGTTTTTCATAACATGTTCAGGATTTACGGGACCTTCTCAAACACATACGTTGCAGTATTCACGCGATTGCATTACTTGGAAACTATTAGGGCATAAAGCGAACACATATGGGTATTACGCGGCGAAATACTGTATTGATAGATTCGTGTTTGCCGGTGACAGTGGCATAATAACGACATCACTAAAACACGGCAACTTCACCAATTCATTATAAGGTATTTGTAATAATGGCCATTATATCAATGCAACTGATTCCGTATGGCGGTGTTATGGGCGCAACCGTTTCGTGCATAGTGGCCGAGATGGTAACCTCGAAGTCGCGCGGGCATGACATGCGTTTCATTCGTACGGATGGAGATTCGCTACTTCCTAGACGACGGTCGATAGCTTTATCACAATTTTATGAGCGTAGTACAGACGACGTAATGGTCACAATAGATCACGATATTTCTTGGAATCCTGGAGACGTTGTCAAGGTGGCTGAAAAAGCATTAGAGCTACAGGCGATTGTTGGCGGGCTTTACTCGAAACGCGCGGAAGGGCAGGGATGGGCAAGCCGCTTGTCACTGGCTGGGGCCATAAGAATACCTAGCGATGAAGTAGTAAAAACCGAATACGTTGGGTCTGGATTTATGGCGATTCCTAGATCTGTAATACGCAAGATGTTGGAGGATCCTGCGAAGGCAAAACTGACCAGGTGTTGGGATGGCAGGTTTGAATATTGGGACTACTATCATACCATGTCAGTACCGCATAAGCAGCGACCGGAGCTATCCGAGTACCTTAGCGAGGATTGGGCATTCTGCGAGCGAGTAAAAATGGCGGGAATAGAATGCTTTACGGATTTACGGCCTAGGATAGTTCACTACGGAGAGCGAGCCTTTAACGCTTGCGACGGA